ATCTTGCCTTTGTATTGCTCTGTATCGCTTAGTGGATATCTCATTGTAAACCTTATAAATATTAGGAATTCTTATTACTATTTATGCGGAAAATGATGGCCTATTCTGGAAAATATACCGTAAGAAACCCTAAAAAATATTCTGGGGATCCTACCCAAGTCGTTTATAGATCCCTTTGGGAAAAATATTGCTTTAAATGGTGTGACGATGCACCAGAAGTAATATCCTGGTCAAGCGAGGAAGTTGTTATACCATACCTGTATGAGGTAGACAAAAAATATCATCGGTATTTTATGGATTTAAAAATAACATATAAAAATGGAAGAACGGTATTAGTAGAAATTAAACCAGATAAAGAAACCAAACCTCCGGCATTCAATGGTAAAAAGACAAAGCGCTATATCACTGAAGGCTTGACATATGTAAAGAATATGAATAAATGGGCAGCGGCACAAAACTATGCAGCTGATCGTGGTTGGGGATTTCAAATCTGGACAGAAGACACGCTACACGAAATGGGTATTAAACCTAAGTCAACAAAACCGTTGAAGCCATATAAAAAGCCTAAGAAAAAGACATAAATATGCTTATGAACAACAGGTATTATACATGAGCAATTTATTTAATAAATTAGAAATTGAAGCATTTCGCAAGGGCCTAACTTTGCGAACAAAAGAGTCCCGTGACTGGTTTCGTAAAAAAGCCGGTGGTATGGGCAAAGTCGACCGTAATAGTTTGATGAAAGAAGAACCCATCAAGTTAAGAAACCGTCATGGTGTAGGAAACATGTATATGTTTTTCTATGATCCAAAACATAAAGATACCTTACCATATTATGACTCTTTTCCACTTGTAATCGTGATAGGTCCAGCCAAGGGCGGATTCTTAGGTTTAAACTTACATTATCTTCCATTAGCCTTAAGAGCAAAATTCCTCGATGAGCTAATGAATATCACAAATAATAAAAGATACGATGAGACTACTAAGTTTGAATTATCATATGAAATGCTACAAAAAGCAGCAAAGATGAAATATTTCAAACCATGTGTAAAACATTATCTCTCAAAACATCTTCGTTCAAGACTCGCTTTGGTTGAAGCCCCAGAGTGGGAAATTGCAACGTTCTTACCAACCGCAGACTTCCAAAAAGCGTCCAAGACCCAAGTTTGGAAAGACTCTAGGAGCATAATGAATGGCTAGTATCGAAGAATTAAAATCTTTCGTAAGTGCAGGAGGCGGATTAGCCTTAGCTAATCAATACTTGGTTCAGCTACCCGCTATTCCTGGAAGTTCTCTGACAGGCCGGGAAAGAAATACACTTTGTAGGGTAGCAAGACTTCCTGGTAGACAAATTCTTACACATGACCGCCAAATTGGTATCATGCAGCAAAAGATCGGATATGGATACGCCGTAGGTGATATAGGATTATCCTTCCATGTTTTAAATGATTACAAAACGAAAGAGTATTTTGACCTTTGGCAGAATCTTATTATTGACCAAAGAACACAACAGATTTCATATGCTGATAGATATAAGTATAACGTGAACATATATCAGTTAAAAAAAGGCCAAAGTTTTCAAGTTTTTGATCGTAACTTTAGTCTTTTTGGCCTTGATTTTAATGTCGATATTGAACTATCGACAACCGCAAATGCCATATATGGCGTTGAACTTGAAAATGCATTTCCAGTCACTATGAATGGAATTGATCTTGCAGATGCATCAACCGATACTACAGTAGAAATTTCCATTGATCTCTCATATCAAAATTGGAAGCGAATTAAATAATTGGAGCACTTACACTATGGCACTGCCTAAAATTAATGAATCACCAAAATATAAAGTAACTATTCCCTCTATGAAAAGGGAAGTTTTCTATAGACCATTTTATGTGAAAGAACAAAAAATCCTTTTGATGGCTATGGAATCACAAGACCAAGAGTTAATTCTCAAGGCAATGGTTGATACTATTTCATCATGTTTAGAAGAAGATATTAATCCAAATTCTTTAACAACATTTGATGTTGAATATATCTTTACTAAAATTAGATCAAAATCTGCTGGTGAATCAGCTAATATTATTCTATCCTGTAAGGAGTGTAAAGCAGATAACGAAGTATCTGTTAATCTAGAAGAGATTCCGGCACCAGAAGTACATAAGATTGAAGATGTTGTTTTAAACGACAAATATACACTAAAGCTTAGATACCCAAGATATAATCATATGTTAGAATCTCTTCAAAAAGAAGAAAAGGTCACGGCAACAGGTCTTATTTTAGATTTGGCTATGGCAAGTTTAGATAAACTTCTTACTGAAGATGAATCGATTACGTTTGATGACGAAACAGATGAAGAAAAAACACAGTTTATTGATAATTTGAATAGTGATCAGTTTAAAAAGATTATGGCCTTTGTTGAGGATTTACCTAAACTATCAAAGGATGTTGAATTTAAATGTGAAAAGTGTAAGCATGAAAATAATTACACACTACAAGGAATTCAAGATTTTTTTTAATAAACCTTTCTCATGAGACCCTAATGAATTATTACCAGTCCAACTACCAGTTAATGGAAAAACATCATTATTCTTTAAGTGATCTGGATATGATGATTCCGTGGGAGAGGGAAATCTACCTTGCTATGTTAATTGAGGATATGAAACTACAGAAACAGCAGATGCAACAAGGATAACGCATGGCTATTACCCTAACAGAGATCAACAATACATTAATTAGTATGGTTGATGAGCAGCGAGAAACTAAATCGGTTATGCAAAGCATTGCCGATAAAATTACTGCATCTGCTGAACGAGATGAAAAGGCCCGATTAAAGTTTTTAAATAATAAAGGTTCTGGAGCTTCCGCGGGCAATATAAGATCTGCTGCGCCGTCAGCAGCAGGTGGTAATTCTGGCGGTTTATTAGGTGGTATGTTAGGTGGCCTTGGTGGAAAAATGCTTGGCGGAGCGGCGGGGATTGCTGGATTAGGGCTAGCACTTCCTGCTTTCTTTGGTGGTCTCATCGCTGGTGATGCTGCAATGAAGTGGTTAGATGTTAGTATGGATTTCGGCAAACTCAAAGAGGCTGCAATTGGTTTTACTAATATTATTCTTGAAATGGATCCAAAAGCATTAGTGGTTCTTGGTGGTATGATGGGTATCTCTGCCGTTGGTGGTACAAAGGCAGCTAAAGGTCTTGGCGCAATGGGATTTGCTATTAGCGCATTCCTCGGTGGTTTATTAGCTGGTGATCTAGTCTTTAGCGGCGTAAAAGCTCTTGGTGGTGATCTAAATTTTGATGGTATGAAATCTGCATTAGGTGGATTCTCTGGCATGATTATGTCAATGAAACCAGAAGCTATAACCGTAATGGGCGCGCTTATGGGAATAAGCGCTCTGGCTGGAATTAAAGGTGACGGCAAATCAGCTGCTATAGCGTTAGGTGCTATGGGTATTGGTATCACTGCCTTCCTAGGCGGTTTACTTCTAGGCGATCAACTTATCGAAGGGGCTTCCGCTTTAGGTATGAGTATGGACTTTGGTGGAATGAAGTCTATATTAACTGGCTTCTCTGATTCAATTGGAGCGCTCACACCAGCTGCGGCAACTGCATTGGTTGGAATTTTAGGCGCTGCTACTGGATTGGCTGTTGTAGGTAAAGGTCCAAAATCCGCAGCTAATATTGCAGCTAATATGACAGGCATCGGCGCTGGTATCGCTGGATTTATGACAGGTCTTGCTGCTGGTGATGCAGGAATAACATGGCTTCAAAAGACTGCGGGTGCTGATGGTAGTGGTTTAAAATCTGCATTTAGTATGTTCAATGATTCTATGGGAGTTTTAGATGAAAAATCTGTAAAAGCTCTTGCTGTTATTGTTGGTGTGTCAACGGCTGCTGGTCTATTGGCTGGTGGTGCGCTTGGCGTCAGAGGCGCGCTTGGTATTGCTGCAATTATGACCGGCGTTGGTGCTGGTATCTCTGGTTTGTTTATCGGTCTTGCCGCGGGCGGTAAGATTGTTGATGTAATTAATAAGCTACCAACTGGTGGTGACGGATTTGTATCCGTTATGCGCATGTTTAATGATTCAATCTTAGCAATCACACCAGATGCAATTGGTCGTCTTGTTGAAATTAGCAATAAGAAAATTGGCGGTGGACTATATAGCCTCGGTAAAGGTATGGCAGCATTCTTCGGTGCAAAGGGTTTGGGTGAGATTGGTAATATCTACTCAAATGCAAAGGCCGCAATCCAAGGCGCTGTAAATTTCATATTTGGAACCAACTTCGGCGAAGGTGAAGACAAAGGTGCAATCTCTCAAATTATCAGAGCACTCGAGCCGATAAAAA